GTCCAGGCCACACGTAGACCAAGCGTCTATGCGTCTTCGTCACTCGTATGCCGTGAGGTATACGAAACGAAGGAACGCCTAGCCGCTTCTCCCTTTGGATTTGGTCTGACGTTTTCCGAGCTTTCAGCTCGGAAGATGTATATCCTTAGCGCTCTCGGACTTTCACGATTGAACTTGTGATTGTCCATGCTTTGGATACTTATCAAACAAAGGAGCCTAGCTTATGCTTGCAGACCCACTCGTTATTGACGCATCATTCATCACGGCTGCTGACATTCCTGCCATCAGTCGTGGTGAGAACAAATCGGCCTATCAGCTCGTGGTTGGGAGCGTTACCTACACGGTAACGATTTCCCATACCACGGCCAAGGGCCGTAGGCGTTCGATGGTTAGACTGGACGGTACCCAGATTAAGAGTGATCCGTATGTCCCGGCCAATTTGGTCGAGGACACGGTGACCTCTTATCTGGTTATTGATCGATCCGAGCGTTTGAGCACGGACGCCGACGTTGCCGCTCATGTCAAAGAACTCCTTGGCGGAGTTCTCGGCTTTGCGACTTTCGCCAATTGCGTCACGACTCGTACTGCTCAGATCGTTTCCGCCCAGTCGTAAGTTTGGGGGGCCGGATAACCGGCCCCCCATTCCTACTAACTTTACGTTGTGAGTCTGCGATACATAGGCAGGATTGCCTACCCCCGAAAGGAGGGAGCATGAAAAGCCTAGTACGACTCCTTTGCGAAATACTGGATGATTCTTCCAGTATGTGCGGTACCACCACCACGCGTGATAAGTTATACGTCACGCGCCGTGTCAAAGATGAGGGTATTGCTTTCTTAGGCATTACTCTCGGAACCTACTCCGAAGACTTCGAAAGAAGCTTAGAGAGAGGTTTTATTGACGCATCATCCTTCCGTGCTTTTGGAAAGATGGGGCCAATCCCGAAATTTCTCTCGGGTATGGTCCGTCAAGTCTTTGACGTATCTGGTGTATTACTCGACGAACCCTCAGTAACAGCTATAGCTTGCATACGGCAAGTCTGCCGTCTCTGCAAGAAGATCGACCTTCCGTGCAAAAGCACTCGGGTCGAAGCTGCCATCAAGGGCTATATCGAGGTAGAGAAGTGTCTCACGTCTAGTGATGTTGCCGCGATCCCTAGTGACCTTTATAGTCATTTTGGGCAAGTTGCGGACATCTTATGGTCAGAGGTTCTAGGTAGAATACCTGAGAAGGTATCCCGCTTTGAACTGACGCCTAGACATGGTAATGGAGCTGTTGCCGAAAAGCTACTTCCCAATCAGAAGTACGTTTGGAAAGCATGGCCCCAGCGCTCATGTGTAGTTTTTCCGCCAGACGCCTACTGTTATTCTAGCAGTTGGCAATTTCTGGAGGAATCGCATGGTGTGACGCTTCTGAACCCGGAGCAAGAACTGCCCGTAAGGGTGGTTACAGTTCCTAAAACGCTTAAGGGTCCGCGCATTATCGGTATCGAGCCCGCGCATATGCAATATATGCAACAGGCTTTACTCCGAGAGATTGTACCCGC